TAAATCAGCTTTTTCAATAGCACTACTTGTGTCATGAATCTGTGTACTGTTAGCACCAGCATCCATAGCAGTGTAGAGTATTTCATCTGTTTTTCGACCAAGAGCAGCAGCAGCACTTTTTGCAACAGCTTGTCTTTCGTCTATGTTAGTTTTTAACTCATCCAACTTGTCAATATACTCAGCTGCATAGTAATCAGCCATAGTAGCTTCAACAGTTGTATGTGCTAGTTCCATTGGAGTGACAAGTCCATTCCTAGACTTTGTACTCGCTGAGCCTGTACCAATCTTCTGAAAACGTACAACATTACCAGAAACATTGGAAACAGTCCGAACCGTATTACGAAGTTTAGAACCCATTCTTTGATAGGCAATATGTACTTCTGATTCAAACTGTTTAATAAAGGCTGTAGATATAGTATTTGCCATAAGCAATTTTCCCTTATTAAGTTACAATAATGTCTAATCGAGTGTCAGTTTAACACCTCATAGCAAGTATCCGTAAGGGTTGCTCAGTGCATCACTGGTCGTGACTCTTCAGTATTAGCACTAATATTTAAAACATTGCAACGAAAAAATTTAATAAACTCAGTATTATTAATATCTATAGTAGTTCCAAACTGAAAACCAGCAAACTTTAAAAACCTAATTGTCTTTTTATTCTTTGCTGGAATTACATTGTAAAGATAACTGTAATCAGATTGCAACATATCAACAAAATCTTTAACGTGTCTGCATATCTCTTTGTAATGTATCTGAAAATCATCAGTGCAAAGCATCCATATTTTAGCTTGATTTTTCGGAGATGGTATTGTTCCAAACATTGCTAATGGAATTTTATTATATGTAATCGTATAAGATAAAGAATCGTTTTGTGTAAATGGAAATGCTAATGCATAACGAGCATCAACATTTAAAATCTTTAATTCATCCTCATCTTCTTGACGCAAGTTCAAACATAAATAATCTACATCTTCAAGATTAGAATGTCGAACTTCACATATGTTATCCAAGTTTTTCAAACCCTTCATTTACTTGTCTTCTGTATTCTGAATCTCTTTTTACTGGATGCCAGTACCTATCATCATTCATCATAGACTCTAAAGCTTGCCTATCTAATCTATTTGCTGGTTGAGTTTCTATAGTATCTGTTTTAATGCTTTGCATAATATGCTCTATTGCTTGAACACCTTCTGCTGTTTCTGTTACCTTATGTATAGCTGACATAACATTCTCTGGAAAAAATTTCTCAGAAAATAAAGCAACAGCTTCTAATCTTTCTGGTGCATTATCACCAAGCTTAGTTATTTCTTCTTCTTTATTAGTAGCTAAAATACCTAGTTTGTTTTCATTAGATTCTTTGAAAGCTTGTATACCAGCCTCAAATTCCTCTTGGCTTAATCCATTATTCCAAGACATTTCAGACCACCAGTTTAGTAATTTATTATCTGGTGCTAAATTCTGATCTATAATTTCTGGTAAAGTATAATCACCAGCACTTGCTGGTCTATCTTTAAAAGCTTCATCATGCAGTTCTTTTTCCCAAACTTCTTTCATATCAGTTTCTTTTTGATGAAACTTTTGCTGTAAGCTAGTGTATCCATCAACAAGCTCTTGAGGAGTTTTATATTTCTCAGGCAACCATTCTGGTCTTTCTGGTGCAGAGTCTTCTGCAACTGCAAAATCTTTTTCTTCTGTAGGTTCCGCTTCTACTGCATTTGTTACATCAGCTACAGTTTGTTGTGTGGTTTCTTCTTCAGCCATTCTTCTTCTCCTTCATTGCATGATTAATTCTACGTTCAAGTATAGCGTAAACATATCTTTGACCTTCTAAATGACGCAGTGTTGCATCATTTACATTTGGGCCATTAACAGTTTCTATTGTAATTTTTCTTAAATATTTAAGAACAGATTTACCAGTAGGAGTATTAAACAAGCTATGAACATCAAGACTTATTCTTAAATCTTCATCTTTGTTTCTTTCTACCCCATCAATACCAATGTATTTATTGTGGGACAACCTCTTCTCCTTCTGGTGGTGCAGACATTTGCTGTGCTTGTTGCAACTGTTGTGCTTGTTGCATTAACTGTACAAGCTCCTGTCTTTCACTTGAATCTCTAATTAAACTATCAGGAACATTAAACTTCTTAGCTAAATGACTAGCTACTTCTTCACCACTCACTAATAAGTTCATAACCTCTGGCCCAAAGCTTGATTGTACTAACTGCATCCACTGTGCAGTATTATTAATATCTTGTTTAGCTTGACCTTGACTTAATGGAGACACAGAACGAACCTTAACTTGTCTGCCATTAACAGTAGGTATTTCAATACGACCTTGCTTCTTAAGAATATAAATAACTCTTTGCAATACTGGTTGTACCAATTCAGACTGCAACCTACCAAATGCAGAACCTATTTGCCTAGATAAGTCAGCCATACGTTCAGCTATTTCTGTAGCTGTAGCTGGAGTTTTATTAGGATCACCAAGCATTTCATTATACAAAGCTCTCTTAATATTTAACCTCATGTCATTTAAAATAAACTGACTTACATCAAAATTGCCTGCTGCCCTTATAGGTTGTAATCCAGCTGAGTTAGGAGCTTTAGGAATAACAGTACCGGGAACTAAACTAATTGTATCTGGATTAATAATACCATCATCATCTAATTGATAAATACCAGATATAGCCATCTGTGCATTTTCCAATACTAACTGTACAGTAAGATTAGTAGTTTTAATTGCACTTAAAGCGTTCATGAGTGGGCCACGACCATATACTTCTCCAGCACACTTTGACCAACGAAAACAAATAAACGGATTAGAACCTACACCTTTAAAGGAATCTGCAAAGATAACATTCTTATCTCCCATTTCAACAACATAAGATAAGTAAGCATCTTCATTTAATAACATATAGTCCTTACAAATTACTTCTAAAATACTTGATCTAGTATCAGGACTATTGTGAATTAACTGTTGTAGCTTTGGACTAAATGTACCATTGGGATATAAAATAGGTAAATCAGAATACCTTACTTTTCTCTCACGAAAGATATGATCTATCTTATCATCAGGGCCAGTATCAAGTACAACATGGGGTAAAGGTATAGCACTAAAATTTACAGGATGAACTGCATCACCTTCAGCAACATGAAGAACACCAGTACCAACAGCCAAGTCCATAAATGATTCATGAACCTCTTGACCAAAGTTTGAGTTTTGTAATACCTCAAAAACATAATCAGTCACTTCATCAAGATCATTATTAACTTCTTCTCTTTGTTCTTTAGGAACTTCTGAACCAGCAACAAAGTCAGCCCAACGAGCAAAGTTAGGAACTAAACCAGCTTGTAATCTTGATGCAAACTCTTGTACACCAACCACTGCCGTTTCATCAAATATCTTTTCATCTCTACGTTGACCAACTGATTCTGTATAAAAAGATTCTCTTTGAGGCATAGAGTATTCGTAACACTCTTCAAACAAAGGAATAAAATTATCTCTATGAGTTTTTGCTTTCTCATATTTTTTTAAATAATCGTTTGCTGTTTCGTGCATATTAACCTCTTTTCGAATAAAAGCCTTTACCACCAGACGGCCCAACAATTAATGACTTAGCTCTTTTAGTCCTAGCACTTTTCATATAAGTACCAGCCATTCTTTTTTTCAAGGCAGAGCTAACTGAAGCGTCTGTTTCTGGCATAAGAGATCGCGTTGTACTAGATAAAGATTGAGTACGAGTAATACTGCGTTCCAAGTTTTCACGCTTAAGTCTTTCTCGTTCTTCTTGCTCTCTACGCTTTTGTTCTTTTTGTGCAGCCTCTACTTCTGGATCAACTGTAGGTGAACTGCTACCACCACCAAAACACATTGTACAATCTCCTTACATCCTTGACCAAAAATTAAATCTTTGCGTTATCGGTTTTCTTTTGAATATATCATAATCTCTTTTAGCATTAAACGAAGAGAGGGGTTGTTGTCCAGCAATTAATTGTCTTCCTTCACCAGCTCCCAACATTAAATACTGTAAAGCATCATGGATGTGGGAGTACATATTCTTTTCTGGTTTATCATCATAACGTTCTCCAGATACTTGCATTCTTCTATAACAGTATCCACCTTGGAATCCTTTGATTAAAGTAGGGCAACGTCTGTCAATTATAAATGCTGGGTTTCCATCTGACATCTTTGTTAATTGAGAACCAACAGACTCTAAACGTAAATCAACACTATTAGATGGAGCTGGTATTGCTCTTAATCCAGCACCACGAAGAATCTGAAAAGGGGTAGACTCATCCGTTTGCGCTCTAAAATCC